GCCCAGCGCGTGTGGGATGTTATGAGTGACGGTCGCTGGCACAGCCTAAGCGAAATTGCGTCAAAAACTGGCGACCCAGAGGCGAGCATATCAGCACGAATAAGGGATCTGAAAAAGCCACAGTTCGGCGCATTTAAGGTTGAAAGCATCTGCGTCAAACGCGGTCTATGGCGGTATAAACTTGAGACTCAAAAATGAACAGACAAAGAAAAAGCAGGGCAGGATTACCTTCTAAAAGATTGCGTTATTGCCCAAATCCCAGTGCTTGTTTCGCACCCAAAAAAGGGCCTTGCACTTGTCAAACCGTAGCCGGAAACAAAGCCCTTTATCCCGCAGAATATAGAGCATGGAGCGGCATGAAAAATAGATGCAATAATCCTACATATCATCTTTGGCATAGATATGGGGGGCGCGGAATTACTGTTTGCGAAAGTTGGCTTAATTCATTCGAGACATTTCTTGCAGACGTTGGATGTAAGCCAAGCGCCACAGCGTTGCTTGATAGAATTGAAAATTCAAAGGGCTATGAGCCAAACAATGTCAAATGGTCTGAACCAATCGAAAGTTCACGCAATCGTGACGTTGTGAAGCCGTTTACTGCTTTTGGTATGACCAAGATTTTGCCTGAATGGGAACAATTTATTGGCCGCAGTCGAAAAGTTATTTGGCGCAGAATCCAAGATGGCTGGCCCATTGACATGGCGGTTGCCGCCGATCCGATGCCTTATGAGTTTAGGCGAACTTCAAGTCCAATTGCAGATTATGAGAGTTGGTGGCGCAAAACATTGACGGTTGAACAGGTTTACGTTCGGCGCGGATTGCACAGATACAAATTGCATCCTGAGAAAAGGCTTTAGAATGCTTAAAGTTCAAAACCTAGCGAGGCGTGGCCCCGAAATGGCCCGCATCATCCACCCAGTAAGACTTGATATTCCAATCTATAATCGGGCGATGGCTATTGCCAAAATCAGAGGTCAATCTCCTTCAAAGTTCCTGTCCGAAATTATAGAAAAGGCGATTGCAAATGACAAAACCCCAAGATGAGAAAAGAGGCACAGTTCAAGTTATGATGTGCCCAAGCTGCGATCTCATCCATTTTGTGATTGCTGATGAAAACGGCAACGTTCAATTCTCAGCGCCAATCACCGATCACCAATTGGATATAATGTTTATTGAGGTGACCTCGCTCCAGAAGCAGCGAAAGAGTGCCAATCGGTTAAAGCCACATGGTTGAAAATATGAACCACTATCAATCTTTTCTCGCCTCAAAAGCCCCAATTGCATTGGCATCTGGTTTTGAACCTGGATCACTGCCAAATCATCTTTCCGATTTTCAACAATCTTGCGTGGCCTTCAATATCAAGCAGGGCCGCGCTGGGCTTTATCTCGATACAGGATTAGGCAAGACACGTTGCCAGCTTGAATGGTTAGCACAATCCGTTGAGAAATCAAACGGCGTTGGGCTACTCATGACACCGCTTGCCGTGGCTAAGCAAATTGAACGGGAAGCCTTAGCATTAGGTTACAATGCCCGCGTTATCCGTGATCAATCGCAAGCCAAAGAGGGCATTAACATCATCAACTATGATCGGCTGGACAAGATCGAGCCAGACGCATTTGGTGCGGTTTCACTTGATGAAGCTTCGATCATCAAGAATTTCAATGGCAAGGTTTCCGGCGCTTTGGCAGATGCTTTTCGTGGGCATCGTTTCAAGTTGTGTGCCACGGCCACACCTGCCCCAAATGATCATATGGAATTGGGCCAACAGGCCGACTTCTTGGGCATCATATCCGGCAACGAAATGCTCATGCGCTGGTTTATCAATGACACAGCGGAAGCCTCGCAGAAGTGGCGATTGAAAAAGCACGCCGAGCAGGATTTTTGGGATTGGATGGCTTCATGGTCGCGCATGGCGCAAAGCCCAGAGGATTTGGGTTTTGACGGATCGGCTTATAAATTGCCGCCGCTCAATATCGTTCGCCACAAGGCAATCGGTTCAAACATCAAGCCGGAAGATGGTTCGCTGTTTATGAACGATGTGAGCGCCACCAATATGCACAACGTCAAGCGCCAAACTTCCGATGCTCGCGCCGATGTGATTGCAGAGGCGGCAGATAATAACGAACCTTTCATCGCATGGTGCGATACCGACTATGAGGCCGCTTCACTTAAGGCCCGCATGCCTTATGCCGTTGAGGTTTCGGGTTCAATGTCCATTGAGAAAAAAGAAGAAAACCTTGAAGCATTCTCGCTTGGCCAAGCCCGCGCTATCATCACCAAACCAAGCGTGGCAGGCTTTGGCCTCAACTGGCAGCACTGTCATAACATGGGCTTTGCAGGCCGTTCGTTCAGCTATGAGGCATGGTATCAAGCCGTGCGGCGCTCATGGCGTTTTGGGCAAAAAAAGCCCGTCAATGTGCATCTAGTCGTTGCCGAAGGTGAAGATCAAATCGGACGCATTATTGATCGCAAGTCAGACGATCATATCCGCATGAAGAAAGCCATGGCAATTGCCATGCAACGCAACGTGGGCATGGACAGTCTTAAAAGGGTGGCGTATATACCAAAGCATGATTTGGAGTTGCCATCATGGTTGACTGGAAAAAGCATACCGTAAAATGTGCAGAGTGCGGGACTGGATTAAAACGCAGATTATTTAGGCCTTTAGACAACGCTAAAATTAAGAATTTTTTCTGCGATAGATCATGCAAAGGCGCATGGCAAATAAAACAACATCCAGTTTCTAATGATTGGCTTCGACAAAAATATGAAGTTGAAAAAATGAATGCCACGCAAATAGGTAAGATTGTTGGACGCGATCCAAAATCAGTATGGACATGGTTAAAACATGCCGGAATTAAAACTCGGGCGCGAGGCTTTGGAGTTCCAAGCCAGCTTTTCACCAAAGGCATGAAAAATCATATGAAGGGGCGAAGTCATTCCGTTCAATCTAGGTTGAAAATTAGTCAGTCAAATATGGGAAAGCCAAAAATTCCAAATGGTGAAAAACATCATTGGGCTGGGGTTATTGGATCACTTCATCCATCATGGAAGGGAGGATTAACGCCAGAACGCCAATCTTTCTATGGTTCAAAAGAATGGAAAGCGGCTTGTGTTGCCGTATGGCATAGAGCCGATGCAAAATGCGAGCGTTGCGGGCTTGATAGTCGTTCAATTCCAACAAAAGACCGGAATTTTCATATTCATCACATTGTAAGTTTTCAAGTCCGAAAACTCCGTGCTGAGGTCACAAACCTCATGCTCGCTTGCGCCCCATGCCACAAATTTATCCACAGCAAACTAAACGTCAATAATGAATTTATTAAGAGGGTGAAACCATGAAAGCATTAAACCAAGTAACTGGCAAAAACTTTACAGCGATCAATGGGGATTGCTGTGATGTTACCAAATCGTTTCCAGATGAGAGCATTCATTTTTCAATCTACAGCCCTCCTTTCGGATCGTTGTTCATTTACTCGCCATCTGAAAATGACATGGGAAACAGTTCGGATGATAATGAATTTTTCACCCACTATAAATTTCTGGTGAAAGAGATTGCACGTTGCACCAAACCAGGCCGATTAAGCGCCGTTCACTGTTCTGATCTGCCTTATCGTAAATGGAAAGACGGCAAGATTGGCATTAAGGATTTCAGCGGTGATATTATCGCGGCTCATGCCCAATATGGTTTCACGCTTCACAGCCGCATCACCATTTGGAAAGACCCTGTAGTTGAAATGACGCGCACCAAGGCGCTTGGACTGCTTTACAAGCAATTGCAAAAAGACAGTTCTAAGAGCCGCGCTGGGATGCCTGATTATCTTTTGGTTTTCCGCAAGGATGGTGACAACGCAGAACCTATTGAACACAAGCCCGCTGATTTTCCAGTGAGCCAGTGGCAACAATGGGCTTCACCTGTTTGGATGGATATTCAACAAACTAATACGCTCAATGTTCGCATGGCCAAAGAGGCCAGCGACGAGAAGCACCTTTGCCCGCTTCAATTGGATCTGATTGAACGCGCATTGGTGCTTTGGTCAAATCCTGGGGATGTGGTCTTAAGCCCTTTCATGGGTATTGGCAGTGAGGGTGTGCAATCCATCAAACAAAAGCGAAAGTTCATCGGCGTGGAATTGAAAGAAAGCTATTTCAAGTGGGCTTGCCGTCATTTGGAGCAAGAGGAAGCCACTGCTTATTCATTGTTTGATCTGGCGGTCGCGTAATGACCCCACAACAGCGCAAGATCATAACCCATATTGAGACAATGCCGGGTCTAACGGCTAAGCAAATCGCTCGGCTTATAAATTCTACGCCCGCGACAGTTGAGGTGCAACTTTACCGAATTGCAAAATCAGGACGACTTGGCGGATTAGTGCTGGCTAACGGTTATGTGTTGAGGTCAGCATGACCGAACCCCGTCCACAATGGACACCAGACCGCGTTACATTGCTCACAACCCTATGGACGGCTGGGCTAAGCGGTGCTGCAATTGAAATCCGGCTGGGTTGCATATTTACGCGCAATGCCATAATCGGCAAAGTTCACAGACTAAAGCTCCCGCGCCGCACAAACGCATTGCCACGGGTTAGATCACGCAAGCCAG